CGTCCGGTTGCCCGGTGCCAACAATTTCTACTGCCATTTTTGCCTCCAAAAGAAAGGGGGGCCGAAGCCCCCCGTGTTTTTAGCCGATAACCCGACATGCCATGCTGGGCCGCTGTGCGAGGCTGCCGAAGAAAATATCGATCCGGCAGGGGTGATTGGAGTTGTTGATGTCATACTGGCGCAGGATGCGCATGTTGACCCCGTCAACCGCCATCTGCGACTTGAACGACACGTCCGAGGGCATTTCCAGGTTTGCGGAAGCAAAGGTGAACGCCTCCTTGTGGAAACCCATGTTTTGCGGGTAGGCCGTCGATGCGGTGCCGACAACGGTAACAGCTGCGTCGTTGGCGGGAAGCGCCGAGATGGTCTGATAGGCCCCGTCAGAGATGAGCGCCGGAGACACGGTCAGATCAACCTCGCTGGAACCTGCGGTCGCGTCGGCGGTAACAACGAACTGTTGCAGGCTGCCGGTGCTTTGCTTGGTGTCGGGGTTGACGGAGTAGACACCGGCGACGGTGAACACATCCCCGGCCTTGAAGGTCTGGGTTGCGCCGCCGAGTCCATCGACGTGCAGGGTCGAACTCCCTTCGTCCGGGGCACCGTCAACCAGGATGGTTCCAGACCGTGAGCCGCAGGTATGCACCGGCACGTTCTGGCTCATGTACCAGTCCGTGAAACCCAGCGCCTCGCCGCCCATGCGCCCCTTGGTGTATTGCTTGGAAACGGCTGACCCCGGATTGAACAGGCCCTTAAGCCCGTCCACGGTGGACGCTTGAGCTGCGGGGTTGATAACCATGCAGCGCGGATCTTCCGGCGTCGCGAAGTCGTTCATTTTCTGGTTGGCCTGGAGATAGACCAGAGCACTTGCGGGGGTCGTCCCGGCGGTGCCGACCAGGTTGTACACGCTGCGGTACATGTTCTGAAAGGTGATCAGATCGACCTCGGAAGCAAGCCGGGTGATCGCCGGTTGGATGAACCGCTTGGAAAACTCGTTGATTTCCAGGGCGAGGTCCGCTTCGGTGAAGTTCATGTCCACCCCGCGCACGGTCCCGATAGTCAGGGTATCGCTTTGCTCGTTCTGGTCCTGGGCGTCGATGGTCCAGCCGGTGCGGACGGTGTACTGGTTGGGCTTGCGGATGCGGATCGATGCCCCGCGCTTCTGGCCGCCGAACGTGGTTTCTTTATCGTGCTGCTTGTCAATGTTTTTGACAAACGGCAGGTTGTTGTGCAGGATTCGCAGCGCCTCGGCCGTGATGGCGTCGGGCTTCAAGTACGCGTTAGCCATGTCTTATTACTCCTTTAAATTTTGCCCTCGTTCCGCAGCCGGATCCATTCTGCGGGGTTTTCCTTGAGCAGCTTGTCCGGGTCGTGCCGGGCCGGCTCTCTGCCGCCAATCGGATTCGGTGGGGGAGGGGCTGTTGTTTGTTTGCGTTCCGGGTTTGTCAATTTCGCTTCCAGTTTCCCGAGAGCAATCGCTTTCTTGAAAGGCGGCAATGCAGAAATCCGCGCAGCCTCCTTGGGGTTTTTACCCAGGTAGTAGGCCACGTCTTCGGGTGCGTCGGCCTCAAAAATCGCCGCAGCCATCTCCATGTCCAAGACATCGCCGGGAAGCGAGAACACCACCTCCTCGAAATCTGCGTGTTTCCCCCGGCCCTTGTCAACCGTGGAAGCCCGGCGCTCCTCGAAGGTTTGTTGCGCCTGCTGCTGCCGATATTCGGCTTGGCGCTTTTGCTCTTGAGCGCTGCGTTTCGCCTCGGCCTGCTCCAGTTTCCAATCCGCCACCGCCTCGATATACGCATCGTCGTCAAAATCGAACTGTTCCCGTGTCGGCTTTTGGCGGGTTGCTGGCACTTCCACGGGCTCCACTTTTTCAGGGGGGCGCTGTTCCACCACCTTGCGCAGGGCCTCTTCCAGCCGGTCCGCTCGTCGCCGTTCGTCTTCTCGCTGCCGGGTCAGGTCGTCAAACCGTTTGCGATACCAGGGCTTTTGCCGGGTTGCCTCTTCTTCCTGCTGATCTCGTTCCGCCTCCTCTTCGGGAGTTGGTGCCCCGTTCCCGGGTTCTTCGGGCTGTGCGGCGGGATCGTCCGCGAGTTCGGCTCCCTCTTCTGCGGGTTCTACACCCTCGATCTCTTCCATTTTGTCTCCTTCTTGCCTGCGTCAGCAGTGTTAAGTGAGCCTGCGATACGTCACATGCAGTGTTCCGCTCGCAGTATCTTGGATGGCCGCGATTTTCGGCCGGTTTTGGTCTGTCCCTCTCGGGATGGGGATACCGGATTTTTCCAAAAAGGCAGGCAGAAAAAACCCGGTGATTCCCGTTTTTTCCGCGCCAGGAGCGGCGGCGGTCGGTGTTGCTCCCGGTTCGCCGATGAACACCCAGCAATCTGTGTCCGAGTAAAAATCCAGGGCCTCAACACCTGACGGGATTGTGATTGTGTCTGAGGTTCCGTCAACGGTCAGATACTGCCCCCCGCCGACAAACGCCAGGTTTTCGTTGCCGTATGCTCCACTCATCTATGCACCTCCCATCATGCGCGTAAGAATTTGTTCAATTTGGCCGATCCTCTGAGCCAGTTCCTCAACTCCCATGCCCGACTGCATCATTTCCATTTGCTTTTTCTGGTTGTCGAGTTGTTTGCCCTCGATCTCCACTTGCCCTTTTGCCATATCCATCTGTTCTTTAGGGTCCGGCCCTTGTTGCTGCGGCTGGTTCATGGCGCGGATCTCTTCGGCCAGCTCGTCAGATTCCGGCCAGTCCAGGTTTTTAGCAATGCGCGGGACGATCAGCGGGGCCAGATTCGGCGCAGCCGACAGGATTTGCACCAGACCATCGGCGGACTCTAACCGCTTGGTCATGTACCCCGGCCCGGCGTCAACCACAACATCATAGCGGCCAACGGACAAATCATTCGCCACCGATTCACCAGTCACCGGATCGGTAACATTTATTTTGTCCCAACCCTCGGAACCATCCTCGTTGAGCAGGCGGACAACCCGTTCGGTATCGTAAATTTTGGGTATCAGATCAACTAAAATTTTCCCGGTGTATTTGAGTGCGCGGGTTTGATTATCAGTGAAAACAAATGTCGCCGTGTCGCTTTCGCGCTGCCGGGCAATGATGGCCTTGCCGCTTGTCTCGTTACCTTGTGCCCCGAGAGAGGCATCAAACAGACCGGTGGTCGCCTTGATGTCGTCTGCGGCCTGCATGGCTTCTTGCAGCGCCCCGGAATCTCCAATACTACCGGTCAACCGCTGCGGCGGGGTCTGCCCTGGGATGTTGTTGTACAGCAGATAGCTTTGCGGCTTGCGATGAGCCTCCTGCCATTGTGACTCGTGCCCTTCAACCTGTTCTTCCGAAATAATCCACGGCTGTTTAGGAGCCAGGGCGATAGTTTCCGCTGCCGTTGACCGCGCCCAGTTGTAGAGCTTTTGGGGATCTTTACTAAACCGGATGGCAGAGCGCAGTATCCTTTCGCCTTCAATCCAGATTTCTTCCCCCAGACAAGGGACAATCGGGATGTATTTCCCGGCCCATTCCTGCGGACCTTCCAGCACTTGAGACGCGGTTATTTTTGCCCATTTGACGCGATGGCATTTGACTTTGCGGGACCGGCGGTACGGAAGCGGGTTTTCGATCCCCTCGCCGGTGACAAACTGAACCGTTTGCCCCATACCGTCGTCCATGTCAAAACTCTTGGGCTTTTTAACCTCAATTACTCGCCCGTCGATGAGTTCGTAAATTTCCTTCGTTGCCGGTTCGCGCCACCAATATTCCGCAACCCGCACCGAGTCGGGCGAAAACCATCCCTGCGACGCCTCTCCTGTGCCGGTATCCAAATCGTTCGGCTCGGCGTTTGGGTAGGTGTTTTCGAACTCCTCCCGCGTCATGGTCTCGCAAATAAATGCGTAACGAGCATCCGAATAGTCGGTCTCGACAGCCGCTTGGTCAAAATACACCGCATGCGGGTTGACGATGCGCCGGATCATAATGTCCTGCTCAAACGTCAGGTCGTCGGCATAGTCGGTTAACACCCGCCAGTAGCCATAACCACCGCGTACTGCGGACTCGAATCCGTTGTCATAAGCCGCTTCAGCATCGCTGACATTTTCGATGTTGCGGATCAGCCCGGTCAGCAACTCGGCAGTTTTTGGGTCGGAATGATCGTCAACAGGGCGAACTTTGATACGCGGCCGGTTTTGCCTAGCATCCCCGATTATCTGCTTGACCACCCCAGCGGTTTTGTTAATGACGAGGCAGGGCCTGCCCTCCCGCTCCTTCAGACTCTGCGAGTCCCACTGCTCGCCGTTTTCAAACCGGATATCCGACAGCGATGATTCCCGGTTGGCATCCTCGGCGGTCATAGATTCACCAAACCGTTCGAGGGCGAGCTGGATTATCTCATCATGCTTTTTTTTCGCCATTTTATACCATCATCCCTGGATATTTTGGCATCGCGTACCATATCGTGTGCATCGTTACATGCTCATCCAGCTACCCGAAGTCTGCGGCTTCCCGGTTTTCCTCCTGGCCTTACCCAACTTTTCGTAGACCAGAGCCATCAGTCCGAAAGAATCAGAACCGTGACTTGACCAGTCGTGTTCTGGGCCAAGGCCGACATCCCGTGTTTCGTCTTTCTTTTCGTGATACCAACCCAGAGCATCGAGCCCTGCGGAACAATTCTTTTCGTCAATCCAGACGTTCGGGAATACCCGCCTTATCGCCTCCACCCGCTGCATAGCCGCCCCTGTGCCTGCATTTGGCACGACCTCGACATGGAAACCGGCTTTCCTGAGCTCCGATTCGTAGCTGACGCGGTAAACGCTGTCCTTTTTGACACCATCATGGGGTAGATAAACATTTGCCTTTTCGTACCCCCCGGCCCGCAACCATGCAACGTGATCAGAAAGTTCCTGCCCAACCGCTTCGTAGTAGTCTATGACCCGGATCTCTTTGCCGACGATCTGGATAATCCATATTGCACAGGCGTCCGCCTTGGCTCCCGTCCCCCCAATATCAAAAAATGCGTAGGTTGCCATCAGCGGGTCCCTAGGGACTTTGCCTATACGATTTTCCTGCCGCGCTATCGCAAGTTGCTTTGCAAAATACGCCCCGTCTTGGGCGGTGACGTAACCACCCTCCCAGACGTGATCATATATCTCCGGTCTGTTGTTGAGATCGTCCAGTCTCTCCTGCTCAAGCACCGCCGGGAACCATGGGTTATCTCTCCAATTCGCTTTTACAACTATCGCGCCGGTTGGTAATAAACCCCCACGCAGCAGGATATCCACTGCGTCGTGTTTCCTGGTGGGATTCCAACTAAACCACAGCTCCGACGCCATTCCGTTTGTTTTGTTTTCCCAGCGGATTGTCGGCCGGACCAGGTTAACCGACCGCTTGCTGAGACTCTGTGATTCCTCTCCCCAAAAAATGTGGAACCCCTCAAAGGATTTGACGGACTCGGTTGTGTGATCCTGGAGCCCCTGGAAAACAATTACCCCGTCTTTGGGGGTTTTAATCACGTCCTTGTAGACCTTGAATCCTTGTTGTTCTCCGAGCCCAAGCGCTTGTAACTTTTTCTCAATCAGCGGTTTTGCCGAGTGTTGCAGCGATTTTTGCACTTCCCGACCACAGATAACCCGCAGCCCTTCCCCCGCGTCACCTGGCCAACTGAGACCCAAATCACACAAATTTTCCGCAAAAAAATGAGATTTCCCGGACCCCCGGCCACCGTATGCACCCTTGTACCGCGCTGGGGATAACAGCGGTGCATAAACCTCAGCTGTCGGGATTTCCAGATGGCCGGACAATAACTCGCCTCACTGCATGATATATGGGTTTGCCCTCGTCACCCGCCACAGTGATATCTTTCGGCAACACTTTGCCGAGTAGTGTCATAAATGCGACAGGGTTCTCTTCCGCCTGTTTAACAAGATACTTTTCGCCGCCGCTCTTATCGAGAGCGCTCAGAATCATATCCTTGAGCTCCCTTGTTACCTTGTTCGGGGTCCCCTTACTCCTCCCCCCGCGTCTTTCCCCTGGTTTTGACCCTTTACCTGCCATCGCTACAAATTGCTACTAGAGCAATCTCCCTTTAGTTTGTTATCTCTCAATCTCCGTTGCATCTTTATACACGGCTCCCGATCCCCAGGGCATACCGTGGGGCATCTGCGGCGCTCCATGCACTGCCAGCAGCATCTAGCCATGTATGGTGGTTGATCGCATTTGCAGGGGAGCATCGCGGCCTCGGATTTATTTTCACTTTTTTTATAAAAATGTTGATATTGTTGTTGACACTGCTCTGCTAGCAGTCTATAGTTTAATCACACAGAGGGACAAACCAACCACAGGAGGAAATCATGAAATCTTTTGCTGAGATCCAAGCCGAATTGGCAATAGAGCACGCCGCACGCGACGAAAAAAACCGAGAAACCACACGCCGCGCAGCACCTACCAAATTTCGCCGGACCACCAACAAAAATCGCGTTTGCCCCCGTTGCGGAACTTACTGCTACGGTGACTGCCAAGCCAACTAAAGAGGATATAGACATGAAAGCAATCATCCAGGGGACCTTAGGCACCGACATTTACAACCAGGGCAAAAAGCTCGCATCCAAAGGGGACACCGTGAAAATTTACACAAGCGGAAACGGCTACGAGGCTGACAACAACGGGAACCGATTCCCGATAACCCCGGCTCAAATCCGGGCCATCCTTTACAAAGTTTGAACCAACCCAGAGCCAAGCCCCGGCCTTGTAGGGGCAAGGAGGAAATCATGCGGAGAAAAACCATATTCGGACGTTACGACACCCCCGAATGGAAAGAACTGGAAGACATCCAAAACAAATATTATGCCGATACCCAAGACATTTTAACGATAACTGGTTTCATGACCGATGAACAATTTCAAGCCCATGTCGCGGACTACCGGGAAAGGGTTTCTCAACAATGACCCTCACAGAAATCAAGACAATCGTCAAAGCCCTGGAGGTTGCCGATCTGCGCAGCCTCCGGGCCACTATCAACGCCCTGCTTTCTCACCAGAGCGGGGCAAAGCGGAAATCCCGGAAGGGGATATCGCTGAAAAAATAAAAAACCCCCGCTTGCCGACAGGAGGAGGGACCGCCACCCCGGCAAGCGGGGAAACCACACAGGGGGAGGGGAGGCGGTCGACTAAAAAAGGCCCGAGCATTTTCATGCCGGGCCTTAGTGACAAAAATTAATGATGAGAGCATTGTCTACTAAATCTGTTTCCCCGTCAAGCCCTTTGATGTCAAATTTTAACTCCCGCTGCGCTGGACCTGCGGCCAGCGATCTTTTTGTTCTACCGGCCCACGCAAGAGCCGCGCTAAAATCAAAACAATCTGCCCTGCTGTTGCGCCAACTCTATACGAGCGCAGGCGATTGCAAAATATTCGGGGCTGTACTCGATACCGATAAAGCGCCTCCCATCTGCTGCCGCCGCAACCCCTGTTGTTCCACTCCCCATGAAGGGGTCAAGTATTGTTTTAGCGTCTGGTATCAGCGATAGACACCAGCGCATGACTTGCAGCGGCTTCTGTGTCGGGTGTTCCTTCAC